TTCATACAGATTCTTCAGGTTCTTCTCTTTCGACATCTTCAGTCTCCGATTGATTTGTTCCATATAAAAATTCTACTTTACAATATTCATCAATCTTTTGAAGAACATCATCTGTAAAAAATTTTGTCGGTTCTGCTAATATAGCTTTACCAAAATGCTTGCTACCATCTGGCATTTCATATCTAGTAGATACCTTTTTAAATGCCTCACATGCCTCGGCCAATTCTAACATCCAATAATATCTATCCAATCCCTTATCATAAGTGACCAAGGCGTCTATCATTTTATGTTCAACGGTGAGTCTTGATTTTTGATTTTTGCAATGAATGACATTTCCAATAACATCTTTACCATCTTTTTCTTTTCGTTTGGAAAGAAAAACAATATTACTTGATGCATAATATAAACCTGTTCCTCCTCCCATAACTTGCTGAGGAAACATAGTTCCAACTTGAGAATAAGTATGATTAGTTACCAGCATAGGTATTTTTGCTTTACCTAATTTCAATGTCAATACTCTAAATGCGGCTTTCACTAAAGCGGCTCGTGTCATATCTTTAGTTTCTTTGCCTTCAGCAGTGTCATTCATTTCTTTCGAAGTTGATAACATGCCTAAACTATCAAGACACAACATTAAAGGTGGTCTGTCTTCGGTAGACAAATACTTATCCAATACTTTGGTAGCCTGATGCGTAAATTCTTGTATTGTTGCGACTGGCATGATGACCATTCGATTAGTATCTATTTGACGTTGTTCTACCATCTGTTTTGTTATTGCAGATTCAGACTCAAAGTAAATAACACCACCGCTAGGATTATCTGACAAAAACTGTTTGACAATACCCAATACGAAAAATGTTTTTCCTGTAGCCGATTCTCCAGCAAAGGCGGTAATTTTGTTTGCAGGGAGCCCTCCGTAGATGCTTCCCGATAGTAAAGCATTGAGAGCATAACTACCGGAATCGATAAAGGATTCGACATCACCTGCCTCAATACCGTCAGAAACCAGTCCAGCATATTCATTTCCTGTCTCCTTAACAATGTCTTTTAAAAAATTTGAAGATGCACTTGAAAAATTCATTTATTCTCCTACATGTATAATAATATATAATCAGGTTTTCGATTTGGACCATAATTGATTCCTGCCACATTAACACTTGTTTTTGTTCTATCAATTACAGTTAATCTTGTTTTGTCCCCATCAAAAGAATCTATTAAATCATGACATTCACCAATGAATCCTATATCCTCTATCATTAGAATACCATTTTCTGTCAGCAATTTTGTATAATGTTTTAGTGTAAAACTCCATGATGGCATATCATGAGGACCGTCATCTAATATGAAATCAAATTTTATAGAATTTTTAACAAAATAAGATAAAGTTCTTTCAGAATAAGCATTTCTACCATCAAGAACTACTAACCTATCTTCATCTTTGTATAAATTTTCTTTCAATACCGTATTTTCAAGTCCTGTTACAATAGTATTTGGAAAAAAATCTCTCCACATTTTCATGCTTGCACATTCAAATATACCTATTTCTAACATATTTTTTATTGTCTTCTTATACGGTTTTAAAAACGGTCCATAAAATTCAGTATATGCATGGGCATATTTAAAATGTTCTGTACCTTTGTCGGTACCATATTTGTTAGCTAATTGTGTCAACTCATGCATAAAAAATCCTCTATAGTATTTTTATTATCTGTCAAATATTTCTGATTATTTTTTCTAAAGACCCATATCGGTTCTATAAAAACCTCACCAGCTTCATCCGCATTAGGTCTTGGTATCATTCTCATACCTATTTTACCAAGATAATTGGACTTTGTAAACCCCGAAAAAGTATCAACCATGTCATCACACAAATTTAATCTTTTACTATTTTTGGTTCTAGGCTCTATGATGTTTATCATCATAAAACCATCGTCTTTAATAGTTTCCCATACTTCATGTGACACATTAAAAAAGAAATCATTTTTCCAACTTTCAAAATTACTATACCTTTTCCAAGATTGGTCATCCTCATATTCTGTTTCACTTGCATATCGTTCAGTTTCAAAATATGGTGGTGATGTAAAATACATGTCGAAAGAATTTTCATATTCATTCCAATTTACATCTTCTGAAGGTTTTCTAAAAATTTTAACTTTTTTTCTACCTTCACAAATGAAAAAATCATCTTTTACAATTAATTTGGCATGTACACCTAAAACTTTTTCATAGAAAATACATTGTTTTTTGTACATTTCGAATGTTTGTGGATTGGGGTCACAACCAACATATGACTCGGTGCAATGAGTTCCGTAAAAACCTGCTAACCGGTCGCCCCATCCACAAGAAGTATCCAGTATATTTTTTGATTCATGTTTTTCATATATTGCTTTTGCAACTGATGGTTTGAATTGTGTAGCCGTGTAAGTACCTAGTCGAAAAGATTCTCTAAAAGTTTGTTCATCTAGATTCTTATTCATCATTACGGTAGGTCGCCAAAATATCCAATTCATACTTCGTAATAATTCCTCACTTTTCCATATATCATGAGGAGATTTAGATGAATTAGAACCGCATCTCATTCTATTTTCTTGATGAAAATAATCACTCACATCATTGTAAGTATGAGATTTATCAATAACCCCTAAAGGTTTATCGGAGTATTTATATTTGTAATCATATCTCTCTTTTATGACATCAAAAGTTTTATACTCATCCAACATACTGTTATTACAAAACCTAAAAAATAAATCTATTAATCTTTTTTCTGGAATTTTTTTGATAGGAAATGGAACATCATTCGACACAATATAATTGGCCAATGATTCTCTTATATCTTCTTTTTTGTATTTGTCTTTAAATACTTTCCAATTTTTTGAAGAAACATAAGGAATGTTTCTACTATCAGAATTAATTAAAAAATATTTAACAATATCATCTTTAATCATTAAACGAAAAAATTATCGATTGTATTTTTTCTTTCATATTCCCAACCGACACATTTTAGTATTGCTTTAAGTGGTTCTAAAAAAGACTTTTCGAATTGCATGTCATAATCAATAAATTCATGTAAACCAAACTCGTTTGGTAGAACTGTACCCATGCTGATAACCGTATCACCGGTAGGATTAGGTGTCTTCAAATATGAAAATTTTATCTTTTCGCCTTCTTGTATCAACTGATGCACAGTGGTTAACTTATTCTTTTTAAGAAGTTCATTATGAATAATAGTACCTTTTACATGAATAGGGGTACCTTTCTTGTATAATTGAACACTATCAGAATATTTTGCAATACCCTTGACTGACCTGGGAAAAGCAACATCTTCTGGTTGAAGTGTTTCAAAATTATTTCTGAAATTCTCGACAAAAGAAATCATTTCATCTTCCGTACCATTCATTAAAATGTGAAACGCTTCTGTCAGTTTATCTCTACAAATAGCAGGCGTAGAGGATTTTACTGACTCAATACCCATAACTTTTAATTTAGGCTTTGCATACTGTACACCTTCACTATTATGAACATTCATGATGTAATGCTTCTTACCAGTCCAAACTGCTTTATCAGCAAGAACTTCTCTTGACATGTTCATCTTTTGCTGATAAGCATTCATATAATCTTTAAGATTTTCATATGATTTACTAATACAATCTTGAAGTTTTGATTCACAAACTTTATCTAAAAATTTAATTATTTTTTCTTTATCGGTCTCATCCTCAAAAACAGTTTTTACCAAATCATCAAGACACACATAAATCGAATCGGTATCAGCGGCAATAATATAATCTTTATCTTCTGTTTTGAGAATCTTATTCAAATACAGATTAACATCTCTCTCAACCCAACGAATAGAAAGTTGACCACCAGTTGTAATAGCCTCTGCCTGTCTTATATCATAAAATCTAAAATACTGATTACCTAAAGCGCCATAAGCAGAATTCAACTGAATTTTTCTAGCCATCTGCATATTATTCAAACGTGATACTTCATTATCGTATTCTACTTTTTTAGATGGGTCTTTTTCATTCTCATAATGTTGTTTAGCAATCAACATGTTTTTCTTAAAGACCTTTCTTTCGGCATACATTCTTTCCATCATTTTAGGAAGAAACCCTTGAATATCTTTCTTAAAATGAAAACCATTTGCGGCCAAACACATGCTTTGTGATTTAACATATTTTGTATCGACTTCCTGGTCTAATAAAGAATCTACCGATACAGATTTAGGAGGATAATCAGTAATAACTGTCTCAGGTGAGATGTTGTATTGCATAATCAAATGAGGATACAAACTATCTAAATCAAAACTAGCAACCCACTCATACATACCAGGAACAGGTTCTTTTACAAAAGCACCTTGATATGGTTCATTTTTAATTCTATCTTGTTTAGGAGGAAGAACTATATTTTTTTCTCTCAATTCATTGTATATCAAAGTGTCCCACATACGAACTTGAGTAAATACATCTGTATAATTCACTTTAGCATCATAAGCCAGAACAATAGACATCTCAATTAATTTCATCTTGTTTTCAAGTCTGTTAACTATCTCGACATCTTTAATATTATAATCAATAAACTTTTGATAATCTTCTTTCCATAAATTATGAAGAGAACCAAATTCAGAATAATCAAGTTTACGTTCACCTAATTCAACATGACCTATATGGTCTAATCTATAGTTTTCTCTTTGAGTGTGTGTAAATTTACGATAGAGGTCAAGATAATCAAGTGTGGCAACGCCCATGACTTCAAAAGCCTGTTGTTCTCTAGTACCACCAAAACCTGCTTGATTGACCGTTCTTTCACTTACAAAACCCCAAGGAGAAAGACCAGAACAAAATCTTTCATCAAACAATCTGGTCATTCTATTGACAAGATAAGGTATGTCAAAAAACTTTACATTCCAACCGGTAATAATATCAATATTCTGTTTTGACCAAAAAGAAATAAATTCCGTCAATAAATGTAATTCATCACTACACTTATAGTAAAGCACATTGTCATCATGCACTTTATATTCACCGGCACCAAATACGTAAAAAACATCTTCAACCTTAACAGTAATGGCCGTGACTGGTTCACTTGCTCTTTGAGGGTCAGGAAAACCATTTTCAGAACCTGTCTCGATATCAATATTCGCTATAATAATTTTACTTAGGTCATAAGGAACCACACCTTCAAAATTATCAGATATAAAACAGTAGTGATAATTAGTGTTACCGTAGATAGAAAAATTTTCTACACCATCATATTTTTTTATGAATTCTCTAGCCTCTCTAATAGAACCGCATTCCATAGGAGCAACATAATCTCCATCAAGAGTCGTGAATTCTGTAGGTTTTGGTGAAGGTACGTATAAGGTAGGATTATAATCTAATTTAGATTTGAAGTGTTTACCATTTTTATCAATTCCACGGTAATGAATCTTACCGCCCCAATTTTGAACATTAGTATAAAAGGTCATGTAGTGTATTTTGTATATCTATATTGATAAGGACTCCCCATTTCATCTAGTTTATCATAACACAATAGAATGTGATTGTCAATCCAAGTTCTTTTGGATTGAAAAGCACCTAATAAAAATAAAATTTGTAAATATATTTTCCAGAGTAGAGGTCTCATGGCTTCCAAGGAAGATATTTTCCTTTTGTTTTTTTATTAATGATTAAACCGTTTTTACGATTAGAACCATCTTTTTTATATGAGCAATGGACCCACCCACTATTTGGGTCTGAAGGGTCATGAAATTCAAGAATGATTTGGTCAAATTCTAGATTCTTATAAACCCATTTCGCCAATTCTGAATTAGACAAACCAATAATTTCGAAATCGGCGGCTTCCCCTTTGCAATGTTGAGAAGTAGATTTGGAACCTATTGCTTTGTTCAACTCAGGACCTCGATATCCTGAATTAATAGTGACTACTCTACCAAAATGAGTTCTGACTGGTTGTAAAATATTACAACAGAGATTTGTGAGGTTAACAATTATTTCATCATTTTTTGGTGTATTATCAATACCTAATCGTGTAGCCGTTGATGATTTAGTTAATTCGGCTAATGAAAAATTTTGTGTTATTTTCACAGTACACCTTTCTATTGTGCATCATAATATGTTTTAGAAAGTTCTCCACGAACTGCGGTCTCTCCAGTTTTTCTGCACTTTATATAAATTTTCTCAGAAACACCAGATGGTCTATTAAAGGTTCTAATGCCACCCGAAACGGAACCATTTGCATCTGAATAAGTATCAGAAGCCGTAGCCGCATTTTCATATTGCCATTTATTATTTGAACCTGTAACTGTTACCCAAGCCATTTGTAAATCCAATAAAAAAAGGCGGTCCGTAGACCGCCTCTAAAGTTATACTACTTTATGTTCGACTGTTTTCACTCCATCGTGAATATCAATTTTGCGAGGTCTTTTTTCCTCTGGTACAACTCGCTCTAAATCAATTTTAAGCAAGCCATTAAATAAGTCCGCACCCTTCACAATAACGTCATCCGCTAAGTTAAACCTTCGGGTAAAGACTCGCTTGGCGATTCCATGATGTAAATAACTTTCACCATCATTATCTTTGCGTGGCACTGATTTTATTGTAAGTGTGCCATCTGCGAGTTCTATGTCTAGGTCGTCTTTTGTAAATCCCGCAAGGGCAAGTTCGATTACGTAACTGTAATCGTCAATTTTGCGAA